TATGCGCCGTAGAGCTAATAAGCCTGTGCGAGCGTGGCAGTAGGGGGGGGGATATATGAAATTTATAGACTTTTTCAGCGGTATAGGTGGCTTTCATAGCGGCTTAGAACGTGCAGGCATGGAGTGCGTCGGCTGGTGTGAGTTCGATAAATTCGCACAGACCTCATACAGAGCGATGTATGATACATCGAATTTATGGTTCGGTAATGATGTAACAAAGGTTAAGGGCTGGGAATTGCCAAAGGCTGATTTATGGACTTTCGGCTTTCCTTGCCAAGATGTGAGTATCGCAGGGAAACAAAAAGGACTAAAAGAGGGTACTCGCAGCGGTTTATTTTATGAAATTATGAGGTTATTAGATGAGTGCAAAGAAAATAAACCCAAATGGCTTGTGTGTGAAAACGTTAAAAATTTGTTATCTATCGACGGGGGGGGCGGGTTCCTCACCGTTATTAGTGAAATGGCCGAAAGAGGGTACAGTATTGAGTGGAAAGTGTACAATTCCAAAGACTATGGAGTGCCACAAAATAGAGAACGAGTGTACATTGTTGGGCGTACTGGAGAACGATGTACCAGAGGACTTTTACCTATCAGAAAAACAAACACAGCAATTCTTAACCAGATTATAGGCGGTTCGCAAGGTATGAGGGTTTATGATCCAAATAATATAAGTTGTACATTATCATCGCAAGGCGGCGGAATGGGCGCTAAAACAGGCTTATATAAAATAGTAAACCCATACAGTCAACGCATGCGAATTAGAAAATTAACGCCTAAAGAGTGCTTTCGATTACAAGGTTTTACAGATGAGCAGTTCGAGAAAGCAGCGGCAGTAAATAGCAACTCTCAGCTTTATAAGCAAGCTGGCAATGCTGTTACTGTCAACGTGGTTGAGGAAATCGGAAAGCATATTATGAGCGTAGAAAATGGAGTTTAAAAATGAAACTGGTATATGCTGGCAACTGGTTCGCTCTTGGTGCTTGTATATATGGCCGCAAAAGCCCAGATGAGGCATTAAAAGTATTAGGCTTACAGATTAAGCCTAGAAAGAGAAACCGCTATAACGTAGATATTGAAATTCTAATAAATATGAGGCGTGAGGGCTTAACAATAAGACAAATCGCAGCAGCCTGTGATATGTCTTTCACAGTAGTTAGAAAACGCCTTTTAAATGCAGGCATTGAATTAACAAGATTAAATAACAAGGAGAAAACACAATGAATAAAACAATTTTAACAGCAGCAATTTTCGCAACGGTAGCAGGCAACGCATTCGCAGCAGGTAGTATCGCAGTAGGGCAAGTAGAGCCAAACACGTTGGCGCCTGTGGCTAATGGCTATAATTCCATTGTAGCTGGGGCTAATTCCAGCGCTAATGGTTCCAATGTGGTGGTATTTGGCCGAGATAATACTGTGAGTGCAGATGATACTACTGTTATTGGCGGCGGTAATGGTACTGTAGCGGCAGGAGAAACTACAGTTATCGGCTATAACAATTATGTAGGCGCTCATAAAGAGCAAGTTATGATCGGCGCCAATTCTGTAGTAGATAATCAAGGCGCCATTGCTATTGGTACACATACCATGACGAGAGGTATGGACGCAGTAACAATCGGCAATAACGCAAGCGCACCAGTACAAAATAGCGTAGCTATTGGCACAAACAGCCAAACATATGAGCCTGTAGGCTTTGGACAAATGGAGATAAACGGCGTTACTCACGTTTTCGCAGGTGAGGCGCCTAATTCTTCCGTATCTTTTGGCAGCAAAAAAAGCGAAACATACAGCCATTTAGACAACTACTCTCGCCAGTTGCAAAATGTGGCAGCTGGCAGAATTGAGGCTGACAGCCTCGACGCCGTGAATGGTTCCCAGCTATTCGCAACTATTGATGAGATTAACCGCAACGGCCTAGCAATCACTAATAACGCTCAAAATATTGCTAAAAATGCGCAAAATATCGCAGGTAATACAAACGCCATTGCAGCGAACACAAAAGCGATTGCTGATAATTCCAAAAATATTGCAGGCAACGCCGCAGCGATCACTAACTTGGGCGCAGTAGTCAATAATCAAGGCAAAGCACTAGCTAACCATGAGGGCCGTATTGCAACGCTGGAAAGCGACAATAAAGCACTCAAAAACGATGTGCAAAACACTCAAAATCAAGTAAATATCAATACCAAAGATATTGCAGATTTGAAAGGCAACAATGCAGCACTCGAGCAAAACTTTAACAATCAAATTTCCAATGTTATGGACGAGGTAGCAAAAACTGGCGCAGCTAATGCAGCACTCAGCGCTTTGCACTATGTAGGCTATAACGCAGATGATAAATTGAGCTTTGCTGCAGGTTACGGCCATTATAAAAATGCTAACGCAGCAGCTCTCGGCGCATTCTACGCACCTAACGAACATGTATTATTTAGCGTTGCAGGCACATTCGGCGCCGATAAAATGGTAAACGCTGGCGTATCTTTCAGACTAGGTAAAGGCAGCGAATACGAAACTAACCATAAAGGCAAAATCGCACAGCTCGAGGCACTTGTAAATCAATTAGTCAAAGAGGTTGAGGAATTGAAAGCAGGTAAATAATATGAAAGCACTTTTTAAATCTGTATTCGTAGTATCTATCTTTATTATGAAAATCGAGAGCCTTGCGCTCTCGATTGCCTTAGTGCTTTGGCTGATTGGACTATTTGGTGTAACTGGCAGCGATGTATTGAGAGTACTGTTCGCATTCCTCGGTACGTTTACAGTATCTTTGGCGTCATTTGTGATCGCAGATATGAGAAAGTAGGCGCTTATGAATAGATTTGAAAACAGAATAGAATTAGAAAAATTACAAGCAGCTCTAACTATTGTTATTGATAACGATATAATCATTCCTTATATCGAGCAAAAAGAGGCCTTTTTATCAAAAACAAAACTATATGGGTATATTTGGCGTTATAAAAATTGTTATGTAAATTTTGATTTAAATACTATCGTTGACGCCGAAATTTTAAAACAAAACACTTTACATGTATACGTTGAGGATATAAGAGCATATGTGAAAGATGAGTTTTGTAAAATGCTCAAAAAAGAGGCTAACAAATGATAAACACAGAGGAGCTTTTTAAACATGGCTTTGATGAGTTCGAGGTGCAGTTTTACCCAAAGGGAACATATCTCACGTTAAAATGCAGAGATTATATGACGAATAGCGATTTACAAGTCGCACTTATACACGCTCGAAAGATTGCAAAGAATAAAAGCTATAGAACATTCATAAAAATTAAAGATAGCATAGGCTACAAGGTGCTAGAGGTTCAAGATATTATAGAAATCACAATAAATGAAACTCGTATACACCATACAGAAAACAGCTATATAAGAGGGCAAGTATTAAAGATATTAACGAGGTACAGTAATGATACTTACATCATATAAAGAGCTGGCTATCAATGGAATAATTGGCAAGATCACGCCTAGTGTTATAGATGAGGGCGGACAATATGCTACTGTGATTTATATATACGGCGATTATAAATTATGTTTGGCTGTAAAGGGTTTTCATATAGATAATGCAAGCGAAGAATTTATAGAAAATGTGAAATTGTACGCACAAAATCACTTTGATGAGTTTATAAAAGAAAAGGGGTATTAGCATGAACGATAAAGAGGGCCGTAAATGGCTATTGCAAAAACTGTATGACAACGGCATTAAATACATAGCATACTCGCCGTTTTATGGTGGATATGTAGGCGTAAAAGAAACGCCTATAATTAGCGGTAAAGGCGAGGTGGTTAACGATACAAAAATAGTTATCACTTTACATGGGCTTTTACCAGATTTCAATGAGCCAAATTATCTCGATATTGGCAAGTATCTCGATATTGTTGATTGGAGCAAGGTTCCAGTTGATACGCCTGTTATTGTAAAAACCGAATTTGAAAGACTAAAACTTTATTTTGCTAAATACGAAAACAAGCGAGTACATTGCTTTATGGGCGGCAAAACATCATGGAGCTCATGGAGCAATACAGGCGAACATTATTGGGTGTATCCAGCAAATAATGTATTGTTGGCAGAAAGGGCATTAGATGAAAACTGATACTTATATCGTTACTCTCGAGAGTGGCTGCTATGAATGGACACGAGAGGACGAAATACACAGCTATAAAGCAGCAAAAGAGGCAGGTATTAAAGAGGCTCAAAGGTGTGGCAAGGATATATTTTATCTAGTGCCATGCTCTCAATGGTGGCCTTTTACTGGTGGAATTGCTAGGGAATTAGTCGAAGATTTAGAGGTAGATTTAAGAAACGATATAAATGATTACGAAACACTTAAAAACGTATCAGAGAGCGAAATTAAAGAGCTGGAGCTAGGTATTAATAAACTCTTTAGGCAATGGCTCATAAGAAATAATCGCATACCAAACGGCGTATATTTTGACGATGAAATTATTTACAAAGTAGTAAACGGAAAGGCGGTTAGAATTGGAAAAGCAATATAGCAATGATCACGAGAAACGCCTTAACTACATAACATGGGTTATATTCATAAGCTCTATCGTGTTTAGCATACTAATTACACTCGGTATGCTGCTATTGTTAGCTGCTGGCGTGCATTATATTTGGGGGTGATTGAATGGAATGTAAGGGGCGTACTTTTACCGAGTCAGAGGTAGAGGCTATTGTAAAAATTGCAGCAGAAACGGCAGCACAAACAGCCTTAACCGAATTTAATCGGCGTAACGAGGATATGCTCGCAAAGAAAAACGAAAGAGCCTATAAGAACACTACAACGCTACTCGAGGGCTACACAGCCATGAAAGCACATTGTAAGAGTGCTATTGCAAAGGCAGAGGACACCTTGACGCCTAGCGACTTACAAACAGTATTGTATGAGGTTTTTAATCGTAGAGGGTTATTGCAGATTGAAACCATTCTCGCTAGTAAACGGCGTACAGAGCTAATCATCGAGCACATTGATAAAATGCTCGAGGTATACAGAACTAACTGCATTAACAACGATAAACACTATTGCGAGTGTGTGATAGATAGATACATCAATGACTTAACAATCGCAGAAATCGCAGAAAAACATAATACAGTAGAGCGAAATGTCTATAGGTGGCTAGAAAAGGGAATTGATGATTTAAGTATCTATTTATTTGGTGCATATGCTCTATAAAATGTCAAAAAACTGTCATATTCAGTACTATTAGAGTGTGGTATTATGATAGTGGTAAAAGGTGCTTGAACTATTAAGTTTACGTTTCATTTTATCCTCCTTTCTTATAGACAACTGACATCGCAAGAACACCTCGGCAGAGATTAGGGT